ATGTTTGTTAGATTATGGAGAGCCTGCGGGACAAGATGCTTTTGACACTGCATTAAGTACAGAGGATTTGTATGTTTTTGATGAGTTAGGATTAAAAAGTTATGATACAAACCAAGAAACTATGTTGTTAACACATGTTTTATTCCATCCTGTGCAAAAAAGTTTAAATAGACTAATTCAAATCGATTATACAGTAAGAATACAAAGCCTGTCCGGCGTTCTTGGAGAATAATAAATGCCTTATCAAATAAATTTTACAGATGTAGATAATAAATTAGGTATTGTAATAGAAGATGCTACTATTAATCAAGAAACGTCTTTAAAATTACCAGGAAAAAATACAACTGCATACGGATCCTTGATTGCCGAAAATTTTTTACATTTATTAGAAAATTTTGCTTCGACAACGCCTCCATCTGTACCTGTTGAAGGTCAATTATGGTATAATTCTACCGAAGATGTAGAACAATTATTTGTATACACAGGCGTAAACTGGTCTCCTGCAAATGGAGTTAATAAATCTATAAACAAACCTGATTTTGCTCAAGAAGGTGATTTGTGGATTGATAAAGAAAATTTACAGTTGTATATGTATACCGATGCTAGTGGATGGGTGTTAATTGGACCTGAGTTTAGTGAAGGTTTAATCACAGGAGCAACTCCAAGAATTGTTCTTGGTACAGATAACCTTTCATACAACGTTTTACAAATTGATGTTAATTCTAGTCCGGTTGCTATTGTAACAAATAAATCTTTTACGCCTAAGTCAAAAATAGATGGATTTACTACTTTAGGACCTGGAATTAACTTAACAAATAAATCTTTATTTGGAGAAGATGCAGTAAAATATAGAGGTATAGCAGAAAAAGCAGAAAACGTTATAATTAATAATGAAGTTATACCAGCTGGAAAACTTTTAAGGACAGATATAGTTAATTCTATAAATTATCCCATGAATGTTTTATCTAATAGTGGTATAAATTATGGAATAAATAATGAGCTTTCGATAGGCATTCAAGGTACATCATCTGTGATAAAAAATAATGTTTCAGGATCACAGATAGAGTTGCAGACACGATTTGGAGGATTATTTAGTACAGTATTAACTGTTAATTCACAAAAAAAAGTTGGTATTAATTCAGTAAATCCTGACCATGAATTAGAAGTTGTAGGAGATATTAAAGTTTCTGTGCCTTTATCAGATGCTAACAAAGGCGGTATATTAGTAGATAGTACAAAAGAGTCTGATAAATTTACTAATCATGGTTCTATTACAACTTTAGGAGGTATAGGTGTTGCAAAAAGCATAACAATTGGATCAAATTTATATCTACCTAACACTGAAACAAGTTATATTGAAGCAAATAAACTTATACCAACTAAAGATGCTGATGAGCTAATAGGAACTCAAGAATCTTTTATTGGAAGTGATTCTCTAAGATATAATGGAATATATGCAAAAAGATTTTATGGTGATTTAGAAGGTAATGTTACAGGATCAATTAGCGGAAGGGCAGGTTCGGCAAGTAAGTTAGCAAAATCATCTGCTTTCTCTTTTATCGGGGATATTACAATTGATGCAGAAAATAATAATAATGAAATAACGATTCCTTTTACAGGAACAGGAGAGGCTGTAATTTTTCCTGTTAAAATAGCTCAAAGTTTTATTTCTAATTCTTGTGCAGATCATAATCATGATTTATTATCTCCAGGATCTGGACTTGTAGAGGTATTTGACGATGATGATCTTTTGTTAAGTAGAAATCGTGAAGATATAGGATTGCATAGAGTTTCAATTGAAAGTATAATTAATAAAGTTCCAAAAATGCCAATTGGAACAATTGTTCCTTTTGCAGGAGACCAGGCACCTTCTGGATGGTTATTATGTAACGGAATGCAAATTTTAATTGCAGATTATTTAAATTTATATAATGTGATAGGTTATTTGTATTTGGCAAAAGATTTTGTGCAACAAGGTAGATTTGCACTTCCTGATATGCGAGGCAGATTTCCTTTAGGTATGCACAACATGGGAGGTGAAATTCCTGCCGATACCAGGGTTTCGGATCCTATTGCAAATGAATTAGGCAAGAATAGCGGAACAGAAACCAAAACATTAGACGTTGACAATTTGCCAGATCATAGCCATACTTTAAAGTATCAAGATCATCAATTTTATGCTACAAATGAGCAACAATTTTCTTTGCAGGATAACGCCGTAGATGAATTTCCGCATTATGAACAATTTGGGGAGCAAACGGGTTATGGACTAAAGAAAACCGGAGGAATTGATGCAGGTTCTATTACATCTTTTAGTCAGCCTTTTGATGTAATGAATCCATTTTTAGTGTTAAATTATATTATATATGCAGGATAAATTAAAATGAGTTATAGGATAAACAGGACTGATGGAGAACTGTTAGTTGATTTAACAGACGGAACTATTGATAGTAATGCAACAGATTTAATCTTAATTGGTAGAAATTATAAAGGTTTTGGTGAATGGGTAAACGAAAATTTTGTAAAATTATTAGAAAATTTTGCATCTACATCGCAACCTTCTAATCCGTTAACTGGACAACTTTGGTATGATAAATCAGTTGGCAGATTAAAAATTTTTAATGGTATTGCTTTTAGATCTGCAACAGGAACAGTTGTAAATAGTTCTAGGCCCGATGATCTTATAGAGGGAGACATCTGGATTGATAATAAAAATAATAGATTATATCTATTTGACGGATCTGATTTAACTCTAGTAGGACCAAATTATGAAGTAGGTCAGGGTAAAACAGGATTTGAATCACGAACGCAATTAGATATCAATAATGTATCTCGGACAGTTTTGTTATTATATTTAGGTGGAGTTTTAGTTGGAGTATATTCGCCTGCTGCAATGACTATTCCTGTTGCATATAGTATAAATGGATTAGAAGCAGATCCAAACGATTCACAAAATCCTAAGAGACAAAAGTTAAAAAAAGGTTTTAATCTGGCCAAGCAGTCAACAGAAACAGGAATTGAAGGATTTTGGTATCATGGTACTGCTGCAAATGCCAAATATTTAATAGATGATCAAGGAAATAAAAAAACAAGTCTTAATTTTTTGCCAACTGATGCAAATGGGGAAACAACAGGTAGTTTAAAAATTAAGAATAGTGCTGGAATAACGATTGGTAAAGGAGATAAACCATTTGTTGATTTTAAAATTGTAGGAACTACTACATCTATTGAAACTTTAGAAATTGATGGAGATTTTGGTATTAAAGTAAAAAATTCACAATTTCCTAATAATTCAATAGATGTTTTACAAGTTGATTCAAGTTTATATAAAATTAACATATGGCCCGGACTTCCTTATAATATTTTATCAACATATCCTTCTGCTGATTTGTATGGAAATTTGAATGTAAAAGGATCAGTTGAGGTTGACGGTTCTCTAAATGTTTTAGGAGAGGTAACATATATTACCTCCCAAGATTTAAAAATAGAAGATAGGCTAATCGAGTTAGCATCAAGTGAAACTGTATCTTATGATAACGATGCTGTAAATGGAGGAGGAATACTATTAAAAAGCAGCGACGGTGACAAAAAAATTACATGGAATTTAGCAACTAAAGCATGGACAATAAATCAAAATTTAAATTTAATAAGTTCAGGATATGTAAATGACGTCGATGATCCTAGTATCAAAATAAATGGAACTACTATATTATCAACTACACGATTATATGATTCTGTTGTAGAATCTAATTTAGAAACAGTAGGACAATTACAAGAACTTTTAGTTGATAATATCTATATTAATTCTGCAACTATAAGTTCTAATGTTACTGGATTGACTATTAATTCTAATGGTGATTTAAATGTAAGCGGAAATAATATTACAAATCTAGCTACGCAAGTCTGGCCAGCTTCATATACAAATCCTGATATGCGTAATTATGCAGCTACAATAGAATATGTTGATAGAGCTGTTCAAGGAAAAGAAATATTGTTATCTTTAGATATAAATGGTTTAATTGTTGACGGGGACCCTGATAATACGCCATTTTATGAAGGCAGCATTGATAATGTAAGACAAGTTTTAAATTATATGCTTCCAATTGAAGATGCATTAATTGGAACAAGAGTACGAGTGTTAGGAACTCGTTTTAAGCTAATTACAGCAAATTTTGGAATAACAATTTCTGCAGATGAAGATAATTATGAAGCAGTGTTATTTAAATCAATTGTACCTGTTAGAAATGTAGATAATAGTTCAACAGTTTCGGTAGTTGAAGATATAGTTCCTAATCCATTTGCACAAGGTGCAGCAACTAATGTAGAGATTGAGGTTGAAAGATTTATATATAAATTTGAAAGTAATGGTTTAACATGGGTAAGCACTGGTGTAAATCGAATTACAGTTAATTAGGAAAAAATATGGCGTATATTATTAATACATACAATAATGAACAAATAACCATTGTTCAAGATGGAACACTTGATCAGACAACTGATTTAAAATTAGTTGGCAAAAATTATGCAGGTTATGGAGAAATACAAAATGAAAATTTTGTTTTTTTGTTAGAAAATTTTGCCGGAGATAACGAACCGCCAAAAGCTATCAGAGGACAAATTTGGTTTGATACAAATAATAGTAAACTTAAATTTTACGACGGTATTATTTGGAGAGTCGCAAGCGGAGCAGAAGTCTCATCTGAAGCACCTGCTGGTTTAACAGCAGGAGATTTTTGGTGGGATACAAATAACGAACAATTATATGCATATAATGGAACTGAATGGATATTAGTTGGACCGCAAGGAGTAGGCGACGGTCTTACGCAAATGCAAAGTAGATTTATAAAGGATGCAGCACCGCCTTACATTAATCAGCCTGTGATTGTAAGTGTTATTGATGATGAAGTAATTCATATAATTAGTCAAGTTGACTTTTTTATACATCCTGATCAACAAACAAATTATCCTGGGTTTGATAAAATTCATAAAGGATTGACATTAAAAAATACAATAAATTCAACAAGTGGTGTCACATCAACAGAGCATAGATGGTGGGGAACAGCTACAAATACTGACAGATTTAGCGGACTTACTCTTGATAAATTTATTCTAACTTCAGATGTAAGTTTTGATACTTTGGTTAGATTTAAAGATCCTGGAATTGCAATAGGGGATGATTTAGATTGTAAAATTTATATAGAAAATGGAAATCAAGTTGTAATTGCAAATGAGCAAGGAGCTCATATGTATTTTCAAGTAAAAGATCAAAATTTAAATCTTGCAATGCCATTAAGAATAGAAGCAGAAAATATTTTACCAGGATATTTAAATAATTTTTCCGGAACAAGAAATGTTGATATTGGTAGTTCGACCCATAGTTTTGTAAATGTTTTTGCAAGCAATTTCAAAGGTACAGCGGATAGTTCGGATTTACTAAAAGGTATTTACATAGATGAAAATAGTGATGCAGCAGTTGAATACATACAGGCAAATGTTAATCATGTTGAAAATACTCGTACGATAGTTGTTCGTGATGCAACTGGTACTATCTACGGTAATCTTTTTAGTGGAACAGCAACCCAAGCACAATATGCTGATTTAGCAGAAAATTACGCTTCAGATAAAGTTTATAAGCCTGGCACAGTATTGGTAATTGGTGGAAAGAAAGAAGTTACAGTAAGTAGTTCTTATTGTAGTGTTGATGTAATAGGAGTAGTTTCAAGTCAACCTGCTCATTTAATGAATAGTGTTTTAGATGGTATACCTGTAGCAGTAAAGGGAAGAGTTCCGTGTTTAGTAACAGGAAAAGCAATGAAAGGAGATTTTTTGATAACATCAGATATACCCGGAGTTGCTGTTGTTGCGGATAAAATGGCATTGCCTCATTCTGCTTGCATTATTGGAAGAGTCTTAAAAAACAAACATTCAGATAATATTGAGTTAATTGAAATTGTTGTATAAATAAAGGATAGGAGTTTAAGTATGGTTACACTTGCAAGTGGTGTTTCGGTAGGCGGATCTATTGATGCTGACAATTATAATTTATTAAGAGATAGAGTTGTAAAAATTTTAGGAACAGGCGAAGACAGATACGGGTACGGTCAATCTACAGTTAGTACACAAGTTACTGGTAATGATATTTTGAATGATATAGATGGAGATTTAGTTTCTGCCCAACATATGGCAAATTTAAGAGCAGATATAGAAAAATGTTGGAAGCACCAAACAACAGCAACTTTTAATTTAGGAGAAGTTGCTACTGATGATTTTATTTCAGCTGGTACAAGTACAGCAGACGCAACCTATAATCAATATTTTTATTATGTAAATCAAATTGATACTAATAAACTTAATTTAGCAAATGGCCAATATACAGATACTTCTCATTTTAATAATTCTACACCATCGTCGTGGGGCGGAAATAAATCAACAACTGAATGGAGAGATGCATATTTTACAATTGCTTTCGGATCAAACGAGAATAGAAGATTTTTTTTCAATAGTGGTGGGCAAATAATCTTTACCTGGACAACAGGATCTATTGGAACTGGTGCAAGTGCTCAAAAAAATCAAAATTGGAAAAATTTAATTGCAAACATGAACTATACAGCAACCCATGCATCAAGGGAAGCAACGGCAAGCACTGCTAATGCACTTTACCCGGGTAATTGGATAACATTACTTACGAGCACTAATGATACATCAACTGCTGGCGGAGATTATGCTGAAAATGAAGGATTTATTCAAGTTAGATGTATAGATAACGGCGCAACAATACAATACTACATTAGATTAAATGATAAAGACATAGGTGACGATACAACTCCTAGTGATGGATTTTCCTATTCGACTGACGAACCGGTTACTTTACCAATAAGTGTAAATATAACTACAAGAACAGCAACTGGCTCATGGGTCTCTCGTGCAATACCATCAGTAACTAATCCTAACACTTTATAAGGTATAAATGGATGAAAGGCTTGAGAAAGCTTTAGATTTTTCAAATTATATACAAACCCTTAATAATCAAAAAGATTTATTAAAGAAAAGTTTTGACGAGAGCATTGTCTATTATTTTTCTGGCGGGACATTCACAATAACTTTAGATTTATTAAATTATTTAAATTATTTAAATTTAGAAAAGATAGTTTCTGCAATTTTAATAGATGATAATGGAATGCCTACGTGCGTAAATGTAAATGATTTCTACAACAACATACAAAACATATATAGAAGTTCTGTACAACAGTATTACGAAGATTATAACAAATTGATTAAATCTAGAACAATTGAATCAATAATAAATCTATGACTAAAGGCTTTTTAGTTTTTGCTTTTAATAATAAATCTATTAATTATATTGAACAAGCTAAATTTTTAAGTAAAAATGTAAAAGACAAACTAAATTTACCAGTATCTATTGTAACTGATAACAGTATAGATTTAGATAATTGCAAAAATTCTTTTGATAAAATAATTAAATTAGATTATAATCATAAAGTAAAAAATCGACCATATAGAGATGGTGAAAGTTTTGAATCTTTAGAATTTAAAAATTATTGCAGATCGCAGTCATACGCTTTGACTCCGTATGATGAAACTATTGTAATTGATACAGATGTTGTTTTGTATAATGATGTATTTAAGAATTGTTTTAGTAATGTAAACAATTTACTGATGTATGACGAATGTTTTCCTTTGAGTGGGTTAAAAGAATATCAAGATTACAAATATATAAATGATAAAGGTATAAAATTTTATTGGGCAACAGTTATTTTTTTTAGAAAATGTATTGAAAATGAAATTTTTTTTAATTTAGTAGCTCATGTAGAGGAATATTGGAATCATTATAAAAATTTATTTGGTATAAGTCAAACATTTTTTAGAAATGATTTTGCTTTTAGTATTGCAATACATATTATAAATGGATATAAACAAGGATCGTTTGTAAACAAAATGCCAGGAAAATTATTTTACATAACTGATAGAGAATTTTGTTTTAAATTAAATGATAATTACGCAACATTTTTAATTGAAAAGGAAAAAAATAATAGTAATCTTTATTTTGCTAATGTATCTAATTTAAATGTTCATATTATGAATAAATTTAGTCTTGAAAGATGTATTTGTGGAAACTGATAGGGGATTTGTAATTTATGCTGACGGAAGTGAACATATAAAACAAGCATATCTAGCAGCATTAACTATAAAATATAAAAATAAACAGCCAGTTTCATTAATTACAACAAAAAATAATTTAATAAGCCAAAAAATTTTGAAGTTGTTTGAAAATGTAATTACAATAGATGCTATGCCGGAAAATAGATATCATACTCTAAATAGGGCTAGAATATATGATTATACTCCATATCGTGCTACAATTGTTTTAGATAGTGACACACTTATTTTAGATAATTTAAATAATGTATGGGATTTTATCGATACATATGATTTTTATTATCCAATGTCAGTATATAACTATAGGGGAGAAAAAATAATAAATTGTGTTTACAGAAAAGCATTTAAGGCAAATAAATTGCCAAATGTTTACTCTGGAATTTATTATTTTAAAAAAACAGACAAAAGTGAACATTTTTTTAGTTTAATTAACTTGGTAGCAAATAATTGGAAGAATTTTTATGATATATTTTTAAAAGAAAAACAGCCTAAAAATCCTAGTATGGATGTTATAACTGCAATTGTATTTCAAATGTTAGATATTAAAAATTTTAATAAAAATTTTTTCCATTTTGTTCACATGAAAACAAAAAGTCAAGGCTGGAGATATTTTAATGGAGAATCGTGGTTGAGTAACATAGAATTTTATTTAGATAATAATTTTAATTTTTTTGTTGGAAATTACAAACAACATGGAATTTTTCATTATGTTAATAATGATTTTTTATCTGACGATTTAATTGCTAAATTTGAAAGTAAGCAGTAATGTTTTATATTTCCTATAATAAGAATACTTTTTTTGTCACACAATTTAGTAATGTTCCGCCAACTCATAATAATTATATTGTTTTAGAAAAAGAAGATTTAAATGGTATAGAAAATGCAAAAGGTAATTTATGCAATTACAAAGTTATATTTGATAAAATTTTATCTAGGCACGTTGTAATTAATACTAATAAAAAAAATTTTTACGATACTAGTATAAGATTAAAAAAAATTCCTGTAACAGATATAAAATCTACTTTTACAATAATTAACAATTTTAAAAAAAAATTATGGATTATCAAATATAATGCTGATTTCTCATTAGAACAATTACCAACAGATGCTCATATAAGTATTTGTGAAATAGATAATCCTAATAATTTAATAAGATTGCTTTCAATAAATTTAATTAAAGTTAAGACACAAAAAGAAATAGAAATACCTTTCTTATTTGATAAAGAAAAAAACCCAAACTTAATTAATATTTTTATAAAAAATACAATGCAAATATTTAATTACGTAATTTATAATGAATAATATTTTAAAAATATCAGAATTAGATTTTATATATCTTTCATATGATGAGCCAAATGCTGAAAAAAATTATGCAGATTTATTATTAAAAGTACCATGGGCAAAACGAGTTCATAACGTTTATGGATCAGATTCTGCTCATAAAGAATGTGCTAAAATAAGTGAAACAGATAGGTTAGTAATAATTGATGGCGATAACATTGTAGATATAGAATTTTTACATGAGCAAATTAGATTTAAAAAGAATGTTGATATAACAAAAAATGTAATTAGTTGGCCAGGAAGGAATATTATAAATGGCTTAATTTATGGCAACGGCGGTATTAAATGTTGGGACAAGCAAACCTTGCTTGATATAAAAACGCACGAGAATGCTGATCCGGATAATATACATGCACAAGTTGATTTTTGCTGGGATATAGAATATATTACAATGCAAAAGTCTATGAGTGTTGTAGAAAATAACTTTACACCTCAACAAGCATGGCGAGCTGGGTTTAGAGAAGGTGTTAAAATGTGCTTGTTAGAAGGTGTCAAACCGTCTATAGAAGAATTTAATAAAATACATTGGAAAAATTTGCATAGATTATACATATGGTGTATGACAGGACAAGATGTAAAAAATGGAATATATGCTATATTAGGTGCTAGGCAGGGTTTGTACAAGACTATGTGTACCGATTGGAATTTTATAAATGTTAGAGATTTTGCTTATTTAAATTCTTTATGGAATGACGAATTAGCAGGTATAGATGAAGATAATGCTGTTGATCTCGCACAACATGTTGGAGATAAAATTAAACAAAATTTAGATATACCTATTTCTAGCTTGCCGTTAAGCATAGATCAAAGTAAATTTCATAAAACTACATTTACAAATAGCGTTAGACCAAAGCATCCTTGGTTAGCTACTGATAAAGAAACAGCAAGCTACGATATTGTAATGATCACATATAACGAATTAAATGGTGCAGAAAATTACAATAAATTAAAAAACAGATTTACAAATGTAAAAAGGATTCATAAAGTAAAAGGTATACATCAAGCCCATATAGCAGCCGCAGAGATATGCGAAACTGATATGATGTGGGTAGTAGATGGTGATGCTGAAATAGTAGAAGATTTTTGTTTTGATTATGTAGTTCCTGATACTGAAAAACAGTTTGTACATGTCTGGCGTAGCAAAAATCCTATAAATGATTTAGAATATGGGTATGGTGGTGTAAAATTATTACCTACAGATATGACACGTAATATGGATTTATCAAAACCTGATATGACTACAAGTATAAGTAGACATTTTAAGAAAATGGACGCTGTAAGTAATTATACACGTTTCAATACAGATGAATTTACTACTTGGCGGAGTGCGTTTAGAGAGTGTTGCAAGTTAGCAAGTGCAGTAATTGATAGACAAAAGCAAAAAGAAACAGATGAAAGATTAGAACGTTGGTGCAGTGATTATGGCAAGGATAGGCTATTTGGAGAATATGCAATTAAAGGTGCTAATCAAGGTAAAGAATATGGCATTAAAAATTCTGGAGATATTGAAGAGTTATCAAAAATAAATGATTTTGATTGGTTAAAAATTAAATTTCAAGAATTTAACAATGTGAAAGTAGATAGTATAGATTTTCCTAAAATAGAAAATAAAAATATTGAATTTTTACATGGCTTGCACGAGTACTGCTTATATAAGTCTGAAAAAAATGTTGCAGAAAATATAGATTTTGTGTTGAATATTGCTTATGCTCAAGATCCAGTAAGTGCTATTATAAGTCATTTTTTGCCTAAAGCTAAGTATAATTCTGAAAAGCAAGAAATTTTGATCGACGATTTAATTTTAGATTGTTTAACTAATAATGATGGAAAAAATACAAGATATTTTAGATTTGTGAGAGATTTTATAAAAAAAGGAAAAAATTTAAAGATTTTATCAGATGCACTTAGTCGTAGTCAAATGCGTAGTAAAATTTGGTTGGTTAATGAATTATCTAAAATTAACAAAAATTTTGATAATATAGTTTTATTAGCAGGGTGGTATGGACAGTTAATTGATTTATTTGGAAATCAAAGCATGAATGAAATTACCTTTGCAAAATTTAGAAATATAGAACTTGACAAAGATTGTTGTTTAGAAAGTGATTACAATTTTAATTTACGTAGATTAGAGGATCATAAAGTTAAAGCAATAAATGCAGATATTAATAATCTTACCTTACATGAAAATGGCTACGAATGGGAAATTGAAAATTTTAAAACTGCAGAAATATATATAGAAAAATTTTTACCAGATTTAATAATCAATACAAGTTCAGAGCACATGTCAACCGAATGGTTTAATCAAATACGTTTTAAAAAATGGACAAAAAAACCTTTGGTTGTAATCCAAAATAATAATTTTTTCGGAATACCTGAACATGTAAACTGTGTACATAGTATTGATCATATGAAAAAAGTATTTCCTATGGAAAAAATATTATACGAAGGAGAATTACAACTTAAAGGCTATAAACGTGTTATGCTAATAGGGTATGCATGAATTTAGAAAATTTTAGTCTAAGAAAGCTACAAAAAGAAAGTTCTCGTGCGTTAGCTACAATAGAAGCAACAAATAATAATATATATCAATTTAATAAACAAGCACATCACGATAGTCAAAATTGGTATAAAACTGTTATAGAATGGTATATGAAAGAGTATGGTGGATTGCCTAGCGAAGTAGGACCAGGAAAAGACATTAAGTTACTAACAGAAAATGTATAATTATAGAGATATAAAAACAATTCATTTAGAAATAACACAAAATTGTCAAGCTTCATGTCCTATGTGTGATAGGAATCAAAATGGGGGTGCATTAAATCCTCACATAAACTTAGATGAATTAACAATTAATGATGTAAAAAATATATTCACACCGGATTTTATTTCGCAATTATCTACAATGTATATGTGCGGTAATTTAGGCGATCCAATTGTTGCTCGTGATACATTAGAGGTTTTTGAATATTTTAGGAGGAATAATTCTAAAATGTGGTTAAGTATGAATACAAATGCAGGTGCTAGAGATGAGAATTGGTGGCAAGAGCTTGCTAAGATTTATGGCAGGATGGGTGCTGTAATTTTTAGTGTAGATGGGTTGCAAGATACTAATCATATCTACAGACAAGGTGTAGTTTGGGAAAACGTAGAAAGATCAATGCGTAGTTTTACAAGTGCAGGTGGTAGAGGACGTTGGGATTTTTTAATTTTTGATCATAATCAACATCAAGTAGAAGAAGCGGAGCGTCTTAGTAAAGAATGGGGTTTTGAAAAATTTATTAAGAAAAAAACTGGTCGATTTGTAACGGCAAATGTTGAAGTAAAGGACACACATCAAGCAGTTAATAAAAAAGGTAAAAAGACTGCAGAGCTTGCAAAACCTAAAGACGAATTTCAAAATACTGCTGTAAAAAAGTTACCTACTATATTAGAAAATTATGGCACTATGGACAATTATTATGATGTAGTTCCAATAAATTGTAAAGTAAAGAACGAAGGTAGTTTGTTTATAACTGCAGAAGGTTTAGCACTACCTTGTTGTTGGACAGCTGGCAGGATGTATAAATGGTGGCACAAAGATCCTAAAATAGAACAGGTTTGGAATTTTATAGAAAACAAATCCGCAATTAATGCAAAAAATGGTTTACAAAAAGTTTTTGAATCAAATATTTTTAAAGATATAGAAAATAGTTGGACAAAAAAAAGCTGTCTAGATGGAAAGTTAAAAGTTTGTGCAATTAAATGCGGCAAAGAGTTTGATCCTTATTCAGCACAATTTACATAATTAAACAATAAATACGGTATGAATTTAGACGATAAAAAATCTACATTTTGTATTTTACCTTGGGTTCATTTAAGCACTAGACCCGATGGAAGTATGCGAGTTTGTTGCACAGCAAATGCAAGTTCTGTAGGACCTACTAATGACAGAGAACATGGAGGACAAGTTGGTATTTTAAAAACTGAAGACGGAAAACCTAATAATTTAAATGTCAGTGATTTTGTAAGTAGTTGGAACAGTACATATATGAAAAATGTACGAAAACAAATGTTAAATGGAGAAATACCACCTAGTTGTACAAAATGTTTTAAGGAAGAAGCAGCAGGACATAACAGTAAAAGAATGTGGGAAACACGGTATTGGAGCAAAAGAGTCGATGTTGATAAATTAATTGTAGATACAAATGAGGACGGAAGTGTACCTCCTAAACTGACATATATCGATTTAAGGTTTGGAACAAAATGTCAACTAGCTTGTGTAATGTGTAGCCCGCATGATAGCTCTGGTTGGATAACTGATTGGCAAGCAATATATCCAAAAATAGAAAATGCTAGTTTAAAAGAAACTATGCAATGGAAAGATAAAGGTAGCTATAATGGAAGTAGTTATAATTGGCATAAAAACAATCCTATTTTTTGGGAGCAGTTTTACGAACAAATTCCTAATATGCAGCAAATATATTTTGCAGGAGGCGAAAGCTTAATTATTGAAGAACATTATGATATATTAGAACAATGTATAAAACAGGGTTATGCAAAAGATTTAGAATTACGTTACAATTCTAATGGTGTAGAATGGAGAAATGATTTATTTGATCTATGGAAAGAATTTAAATTAGTAAGATTTCATTATAGTGTTGATAGTATTAAGGAAATGAATGATTATATTAGATATCCTAGTCAATGGAATAGGACTGAAGAAGTATTTCATTTGTTAGATAATGAAACTAGTAATAATGTAGAGGTTACAATAGCTTGTGCAGTCCAAGCCTTGAATATATTTTACATACCTGATTTTATAAAATGGAAATTACAACAAAAATTTAACAAAGTAAATATGTGGCCGTTTGGTGCAGGAGGTGTAAACTATCATTTTGTTTATCATCCTCCACATCTAAACGTTAAAATATTGCCAAAATGGTTTAAAGAAAAATGTCGCAAAAAATATGAAGAGTTTTATCCTTGGTGGGAGGATAATTGGAAGTTAGGAATTCCTAGATGGCATAAAGATAAAATTTCTTACACTGATTGGAGAAATGCAAGTTATGGAATTAGTAGGCTAGAAGGAATGTTACAGTTTATGGAATCAGAAGATTGGAGTATTAGGTTGCCTGAAATGCAAGAATTTATTAAACAATGCGATGTACAAAGAAAATTAAATTTTAATGATATTTTTCCAGATATGAAAGAGATTTTTTTGTAATGTGGACAAAAGAAAGTATAGAATGGATTGATATTGAATTAACTTCGTATTGTAATATTGCATGCCCTGGCTGTTTAAGGCAAGAGATGAATAAGCAGATAAGCCATATTTTAAATAAGTCTTACATAAAATTATATGATTTAAAAAAATGGATATATCCTGGATATCTTCCTAATCTGAAAATTATTAATTTTTGTGGATCGGTTGATGAACCTACTACTCATCCTGAATTTATAGAGATAGTAGATTATTTTAGAGATTTTACAAGTGTAAATGTTGCAAGTAACGGATCTACAAAAACCGAAGAATTTTGGAAAGAGTTAGGAAATAGGCAAATATCAGTTTTTTTTGGTATAGACGGTATTGACCAAGAATCATTACAAAAATATAGGGTAAAATCAAATTTTAAAAAAGTACAAAATAATTGGCGTGCATTTATCAAAGCCGGTGGAAGAGCAACCTGGCAATTTATTGTTTTTAACCATAATGAGCATTTGTTAAATCAAGCACGTGAAATGTCAATTAACGAAGGATTTGCTAGATTTAGAACAATATATTCTCATCGTAAAAATAATGGAGAAATTAAGGCATGATTGATTGTAAATATGGTAATCAAAATAGACTTTTTATTAATCATTTAGGAGAATTAATTCCTTGTTGTTATGTCAATGCAGAAGCAGTAAATATGGCTGCAGGTCAACTGCCAAAAACAAAATTTGGTAAATTGAATAAATTGTATAATAATAGTTTATATGAACAGACCATAGATGAAATTATTAATGGCGCATTATTCACTGAAATTAAAGAATCATGGAATACAAATGAGCCTGTAGAAAAATGTAAAAAAACTTGTATTATTAAAGATAGAGATAAATTTGTAGATATTTTCCATAAGGAGTAAAAATGTACCTAGCAGAGCAAGCTCAATGGGTGTTACGAGAGTCTAAACTTCCTTGGTTAATGCTTGACACAATTACGTTTCCATATTTAGATATGTTAGCCGAAGCTAAGAAGTTAGAGTATGTGCCATATAGAACAGGAAATTGTGTTAATTGGGAAGTAATTTCTTTATATGGGCACAATGGAGATGCAAAAAAATCAATTTATCATCATTCGAAATATAACATTGATAATCCTAATCCTGAATGGACAGAAATTGCTGTAAATTGTCCTGTAACAAAAAATTTTTTAAGTTCTGGGTTGTTTAATCGTTTTGACAGGATTAGATTTATGAAATTAAAGCCAGAAGGACACATTGTACTACATAATGATTTACCAAATAATAAAGATGGATCATTGAGGTCTGATTATAATTTAGGATGTTACCATTTTTCTTTAAGTCAACCTAAAGAATGTTTTTTTAATATTCAAAATTGGGGAAATATTCCTATTAAAGACGGGTCTTGTTTTTTATTTTGTAATGCTTTTAATCACGAGTTAAAAAATAATTCAAAACATGACAGGATTCATATCATTGTACATGGAGAAATTAATATGAATTTTTGGGCAAAACATGTACTTAACGCATGGAATAATTTTATCAAGAGATATCAAAATGTTTAATAGTATATATCGGGATAAAAAATTAATTTTTTATTTGTTTACTTTTATACAAAATTATGGAAACAATGAAGATAAAGAAGAAATAATTCAAAGTAGTAAATTATTTTTTAGAGATAATATAGTTAATGAGTTAGTATATCATGGAGATATGCATAATCATTTTTATATAAATGATCAATTTGAAAAAACATTGCTTAGTGTAATTAAAAATTCTTTTGTTTTAGAAAAAAATAAAATTGTAGCAAAAGAAAAATTTTTATTTGTTATTTTTCCAGGTGCGTATCCATCTACAGAATTTATCTATAAGTATTATCAATTAATACAAAAAAGTAAAAAAATTATTTTAATTGATAATAAAGACAATCCTTGGTTTGCAGTAATAAATGTAAAAAAATTAATAGAAAGTAAAAATCTGTTTGAAAATGATTTAACTTTTAAAAATATAATTCAACATAATACAGAATATGTCAATGACGAAGTAGGGTTAGAATGGTATAATAGTAGTGATCCTAATAGCATTTATATAGGTGCTAATAAAATATTTTCGTCATTATTTGGTAAGAATAC